AGCAGAAGACGGCATACGAGATCATAGCCGGTGACTGGAGTTCAGACGTGTGCTCTTCCGATCTCTGGCTGAGGCTGGTAGGCAAACGGAAGAGTCTGAGAATTGTTGTGCTGTGGATTGCCGTATGGTGGCGGTGGGTACTGCCCAGGATACATCGGAGGCTGGTAATTATTGTCTTGCGGTGGTGGATATGGTCCTGTGTTCATAGATCGCCTCACTTCTCACCATGCTAATGGCCTATCCAAATATACTGGGGATTACATACAAGGAGACGAAATAGGGCGACTCTGGTAACACTGAATAACAAACTGTATTTTAGCACAAATAAGCCAAGTACGTTAAGTAACAACAGAAGTTGACATTTGTTCCAAAGGGGCGTAAAATAAGCCCCAAAAGGTGTCCGATATTTTAAACAAATCGGACACCTTCGTAAGGGATAGCGAGACAGGAGTTCCATCCGTGACATCATCCAATCTGCCTGTAGTGCAAACCCCCATGACCACATTTGCCAGGGAAGCAGACGCGTTCGTGGCGACGAAGGCCCTAGAAATTTACCGGCAAAAGAAGTCGAAGCAGACAGTACGCCGCCACATGAGTGATATTGCCCTGTTTGAACAGTTCCTGGCGAGCACTAACCAGTTGCCTGCCCTGGACTATCAAAACGAGATCGAACCTTGGGGGTTGGTGACACACGGTGTCCTGGAGGTCTATCGACAGTGGATGTTAAACCAGGGCTATGCGATGGGATCGGTCAATGGACGCCTGTATACAGCCCGCAAATACTGTGAACTGGCTTTCCAGTCTGGTTTTATGGGCGAAGAGCAGTTCAGGCTTGTCCAGACAATCAAGGGATACAGCGGCGATGAGAGACGCAATATCGACGAACAACGTAGTGAGACTCGTATGGAAAAAGCGAAGAAAGCCGTCCCAACACCCCTGACCTACGAACAGGCTGAGGCCTTGAAAGCCCAGGACATTCCATGTGACGCCCTAATTATGTGCCTTTTCATCGATCATGGGTTCCGGGTGGGGGAAGTAGTGCGGCTACGTATAAGCGATTTTAATCTGGCTGCTGGTGAATTGAAGTTCTATCGGCATAAGGTCAACAAGACACAAACGCACCGAATGACGCCTGCCACGTTGGCTGCTGCAAGGACCTATCTGGAGAAAACCAAGTCAACGAACTGGGCATTCCCTGGCAACGAAAAGCTGAACAAAGACGATGAGGTCGGTGAAGTCCTGGGTGTACGCTATATCAATCGGCTGGTCGGCAGGCTGGGCAAGGCACTGGATATTGCTGATCTTTCACCACACGATTTGCGTCACTACTGGGCGACCAGGGCGACCAAACTGAAAACCCATGTGCGCGATTTGCAGCAAGCCGGTGGATGGAACTCACCATATATGCCGCTCCGCTATGCAGCAGACAATGCCATTGCCAATGAAGGAGTCATGGTATGATTGAAACTACTATACAGGCTATCTGACAAACTCGCCAGCCATGCACTTGACCATGCCACAACCATCCATTCATGATGAGGCCTAAATCAATAACACCAGAGATCCAATTGCCCTTTATCCTTTGCCCACCACATCTCATAATGGCCGCTCGCATTTTTGGTACAATGTTTGTGTGTCCAGTTCGCAAGGTCATTGACAGTATCCTGGTAGCTGTAATTTGATGTATCGCATCGAACACCTGGACCATCCCAATTCACAGCATAATATCCATCACCGTTTTTACTGCAATTTGCTTGGACCCATGATGAATCGTGCGTTAACCCAGAAGCGTTTCCATCATTATATCCACTGCTATACCCATCTTGCTTTCCGACATCGTATCCACTGCTATACCCTTGTGTTTTGCCAACCTGAAGTCCCTGTCCATACATGTAGTTAGGCAGAAGAATAGCCAAAGCTCCTGCGGCTATAACTGCACAAATGAGGGCATATATTGTGCTTTGCTTGGGGGATCGTTTAGGTTGAGGAGTATTGCGAGCAGGTGGTAAGACTGTATTGCTGGGAGCCGGAGTATTTGCCATTTGCGTTGTCTGGACATGCAGCTTACTCGCAATAGATGTGCCGCATTGCCCGCAAAACTTTTCGCCCTGGTCTACCTCGTTCCCACATGTTGAACATTTCATACAAATCCCTTTCATGTAAGCAACGCATGAGGTATGATATTGCGTCTATCTCATTCCTTCGCTTCTGCCAACTTGAGTAGCACAGCCTAAGCTGTCTGCGCATCAGCGAGGGCCTGGTGAGGCTGCGGCCCTATACCAAACTCGTAACAGACTTTGGCAAGCCTCTATGGTACTGGTTGAGACGGTGGCTGTCCCCAGGGTTGGTGTGGCTGTTGCAACGGCGGTGGTGGTTGAGACATACTACGACCCCCCTTCATCGAATTTAGTGCATAACATTCTATATACATAGACGAACTGCGAAGCCTGCACTAACTGTTGATAATTCATGGCGGGATTCTGGTGTCGGTCTCGATGCGTAAGACAAAAAGCTGAAACTGACTTAAGGGTGGAAGTGAACTAACTGCCCGATGATCGGTTTACTGGCACCAGTAAAGTGATCCTACCACACAGATCACCTTCCCGGAGGTGGGGAAGTGATGGTCAACGAGGTATATCATGTTTTCCCAGCGCTGGGAAAATGTCGATCCAGGAACCATTGTGATGCCAGCGACAAAATGGTTCTCCTGGATCGGTTTGCTTGCGTCAGCAATGGGATCATCGAGGACAACTCGCAGCGACACCTGTTACTGGAAATACTCGGGTACGTTCTACCTTTAGCGCAACAATAAAAACGGAGTTGACGATGAGTCGTGCTGGCTTGCAATGTCCCAGTTGTCTGCGAGCAGATAATGTGCAAAAAGTGAGTGCCATAGTCAATGCTGGAACTTCGTATGGTACCTATACAGGATATGGCAGTGGCGTCGGGTATTCTTCACATGATGGGATGGCAATTGACGAGGTTGTTACTTTCTCTGGGAGTAGCCAGACAGCTTTGAGTAGTTTGTTATCACCTCCCGCCCAACCAACCTATTCAAGTTCGTCGGGTTGGCTTCCCCTTGCTCCTTTTGGTTTCGGGCTACTGCTCCTAATACTGTTGCCTGAGGTTCCCGCCATCGTTTGGGCGGTAATTATCGCCCTCTGCGTTTGGCCTTCAGTTGCGTTGTATCGATATACAAAACGTAAAAATGCCCTGAATTATGCACAATTCAACGACCAGATGCTTCCTTGGCAAAGGGCTATGGCTAAATGGGAGGATCTTTTCTACTGCCATCGTTGTGACGGCGTTTTTCTCCCTGGGCAATCATTCTTCGTACCCACCATATATATGATGGATTATCTTTACGATCCCTATCAGTAATCCACTGCTTGAAGGGTATATCAAACGTAAGATTGCCAATGAGGGTATGTATGTCTGATATGAATACAGGACCATACCAACCTCCGCAACAACCTCCCTCCCGGTGGCAGCGTGTTTGCCGCAGGCTCCGGGGTGTCCTGGCTGGTGTTTTGGGGGTGTTTATCGTGGTGACATCGTCCACGATTGCGAATGTCTTCACCACCTCTACCAATTTACCACTCTCTCGTCTCTATGTTAGCTACTGGATCAGCACCTACCGCGTCCCTCTCTCCTGTGTGACGGTGGGACTCCTGGTGCTGACCATCATCTCCTTGGTAGGAGGCCGCGAGCGCAAAGCCAGCCCGCCTTTCCCCACCAATCAGAAGACCAGCGTAAATATCCCTTTAGCTGATAATGATAAAGATATACCCACATTTGGCAGTTCCGAGTGGTATAATCAGCAGCTAAACAAAGAGTTTGATCGCATGGACGACTAGGCGCTAGATTCGCATTGAGGTCGGAAGACGTTATCAGGGATGAAAGTGGACGAACTGCCCGATAATTGCCCCGATGGTCACCAGGATGAGTGACCCCACTATACCAATGACCTTCCAGGTGAAGTCCTGCTTGTCCTGAAGGCGCGTGATAGCAGTTCGCACGTCGGTAACAACTTCTGCGAACTGCTTGATGACTAACTCGAATGAGTCCTGCTGCTTTTGAACGGCTTCCAGGATGAGGTCGATCTTGATGTTGCGCACATCCTGGTCTGCCTGCCTTGTCTTCAGTTCATCAATATCTTTCGAGTTCTCTGCTGTGGTGCGTGGTGACATGGTAGTCTCCTAATAGTAAACGACAATTTGTCGCAAATGAAAAATGAGTTCATTGCAGTAGTAGCGATGAGGCCATAAGCTTTGCCCATGACCCCTGGTTGGGCAATTGTGATGCCTGGACGAGGTACCAGTAGATGACTTTGTTCCCTGGCTGGGTCTGAAGCGTGATCTGCACATTCTGTACCTGGAACTGCCCATCCCAGATGCCATGTTCAGGCAGGAACACAGTGAGATATTGCCCGATGTCCAGGCCGTCGCGTGCCGTCAGGAACTGGATCGTGCGTCCATTGATGCAGTAGCGGGCCAACAACTGGGCTGCCAGTGTGAGTGCCGCCGCCTTGTTCAGCCCCTGTCCGGTCCTATCTTCCACAGCTTCGACAATGCCTGTCCCACCCTGCACGGCTGCCATGGCCTGTTGCGCTGCCACATTGTCAACGGTGACTGTGACCGGGAAGGAACCAAGGTAGGTCAGCGCAATGGTATCACTCGACGTAAGCAGGGTGAGGCTGCTGTCCTGGGTGATGACGCTATCGCCGATGGCATAGTAGAAATTAGCGCCTGTGGACCCCTTGACCGCCAGTGTTTGTGGTACACCATTCAGGGTGAAGGCAGACGGCGTGGCAGCCAGGGGATAGCCTAGGGTGAAGGAACGGGTATGGCTGTCACCCACGTGGGTCTCGCTGAAGTTTCCTGTATCGGTTGCACCCAGTACTACCTGCCGGTTGCGGTAGAGATCCGCTTTCGTCTCAACGTAAAAGTTGCTATCGACTTCCAGATCGGATTGTGGTACCAGGCTGGACGACTGCAATATCCAGGGCGATGGGTTCACCTGGCGTGCGCGGAAGAAGAGGTTGCCGCTGTCATCAATATGCCAGGTGTAGTCACTCTGCTTTGCCAGGTCATCATGGGCTTTTGAGATGAAATTATTCTTGTAGCTAATGGCAGGCACGGTGACACCAGGCATGATCTTGGGATCGTAGACAACCGTGGTGAGGTCAAGCACCTGCGGGGTGTAGCTACTATTGCTGGTGGCTAGTCTTTCTCGCGTGTATACAAACTTCGCTGTCACGATGTCACCAAAGGGGGTGCCACTCACGTATTGGCCCAGGGGTTGCATCCACAACTGATAGTAGCGGCTACCCACAGTCCCACCGTTGTTGTAGAGGCCAGGGTTGCCAGCCCCCAGTGGCGAATTGTCAGTATAGGTGAACACCTGGGTACCATCGAAGTAGGCGGTAATGACGCCGCTTGCCATCTGTACTTTGAAGCGTTTCCAGACGCCTCTCGTCCAGGCGATGCTGGCAGTTGCCAGTTGCGTCTGCACGTTGCTTGCTACCTTGTACAGCGTCATGGTGTTGGGCGTGCCTACGCTTGCCTGTGAGTCAGCAACCGAGAGTAGGTAGAAGTCGCTTTGATCGATATAGTCGAACACCAGACCGCCAGCATCTGCCTGGTCTAAGTCTGCAATCATAGCGATGTCTGCATTATTGATGCCATTGTAGATATACAGGCCGTTTGTCCCACCGGTAGCCACCAGGCGGCTATTGGTGGTGTCGTATGTCCAGGTTGCCGCTGCCCCATTGGTGCGAAAGGTGCTGGTGTAGTTCGTTGCTGAGTTGCTGCCAAAGCCGTCAATGGTGGGATCTGGTTGTGCGAAGATGCCAGGAATGGCCCCGCCATTCTGGTTTGATACGTCGGACCAGGTAAAGCCATCAATGGAGGTATCTACGCCTAGCGCGGTATTGCTGTTGGGCAGGATGGCATCCCATCCTACGTAGCTTGATCCAGCGCGGCCCACGTTGTAGAGACTGAGAGCAGGATCAGGGTACTGGGTCACTCTGAATGAGTCGTAAGTGGCAGTACCGGTGCCGTTCGCAAATAAAGTAAAACCTCCAGATGCGATACCGGCAGAGATGATGCCACGGACGGTGACGCCCTTGTGGATCGTAGCAGAGACATTACCACGGGTCGTGATGTCCTTTTGGATCGTGGCGGAGATCCTCCCACGAACTGTGATGTCTTTATAGCCCGTGGCTGAGACCTTACCACGAACAGTGACATCCCTGAAATTCGGGGTGAGGGAATAGCCGGGAGTATCGACTTCCCAGTTGATGGCTATGCCAGCCGTTCCTGAGGTGGAATAGCTGACAAGGATGAGGTTGCTACTAGAGAGGGCGCAGTTGGCGAATGCATCGACGTACAGCTTGTCCCCTGCGGCGAAGCTGACAGAGGGCATGGAGCCCGAGAAAGTGTAGGAGAGAAGGGAGAGGGAGAGATTCTGATTACTCAGCGAAAGCGACCCGATAGAGGTGTACGTACCCCCGCTAGACCGCTTGTAGAAGCGGATCGTCAACGTTGGTATCGTTGCGCTGCTGCCGGTCATCGCAAACTTAAAGTAAGCAGTCCAGGTTCCGGCAGCAATCGTATTTCCTTCTAGGAGCGTAGAATCAAGTAACGTCCCGTTCCCCGTTGGGGACGGTATGCTACCGGGGGGAGAGTTCTGGGCTTGTAGCCCCATAGGGGAAAGTTCAAACCAACCAGTAGGTGTACCAGTAGAAGGACCGTTGCTTATAAAGCCCTGTGCCCCTCCTGTAGTGGTGGACATCTCCCCTGCGGTGGAGAGCGTTCCTGAAGCAACGTTGGAGCCATAGACGTTTAACGATGTCATGCTACAACTTCACCCCCAGTTGGTTGAGTTCGAGAGGCCCTCGTGGTGGTAGGTTCTTACGCCACGTCCCCATATTCGCGACTGTGGTCTGCCAGGGCCTGGTCATAAAGCGGTAGCGTGCATCCCATACAAAACACTCACATGCGCCTGTTTCCTTGTTGTTGACGCGCCCGATAATGTGTCCTTCCATCTGCTTCGTCGTCGTGACAAAATTCGAGTCTGCCGACCCAACCTTGAGTTGGAATGCCGTTCCAGGTTCTACAATGGGCATCCTGGCAGTGTTACCCATGGGGGATTGTTTGTTGGCAGGGCAGAGTAACCAGACTTCCTTGACGTGCATAATGTCGCCCGTCGCCACGAGATCATTGGTCCAGTCAAAGTGGCGCATCTCACCTGTTGGACTCGTGTGTATGCGTGCTTCGCAAAGCCACTCGTCATTGTCGAGTTTGACGGCCCAATAGCTTCGGTCTATTTGTAGGAGGGAGCAGCCCAGGAGCTGGTAGACAAGTTCGTTCGTGCTGTCCATGGGGGTTATCTCAAGAATAAGAATAGCTGAGGTCAAAAACTATCACCCAGGTGCCGGTGGAGATGTTGGCACCCAGGAAGATGATCTGCGTGCAGTACCAGAAGAAGGCGGTGCTTGGCTTGGGAATTGCGGCCCCGGTTATATATTGGATAGTCCCCTGTGCGCTTTGCCAGGTGGACAGCCACGCGCCTGCTGATGTGGTAGCCGACCCTGCTGCCCCAGTTGTTGCCGAAGGGTTAGTGCCAACGCTGCCTGCTGACGGGGTTTCCTGGGTACCGCCGTTGGTGAGACCGGACCCATAGGCGTTGGTCTTGATGTAGCTTGTTGAGGAGGTGTCAGAGGATTGCCCATTCGTGAAGGCGTCGTTATGCAACCCTGGTGGTTGGGTTCCTGCTGACGGGTTGGTGTGCGTGTTGTCGGCATAGTAGGTAAGCTGCATGGCAGAGACAGGGTTGCCATCAGCGGAAAACACCCACCGTAGCACATTAGCCTTGGTATTGTCGCCTGTGTAGGTCGCTATCTGGTTGCCAGTGGTGTCTGCTGTGAAAGCCCAAAGCTGACTCACTGTGCTTGTTCCAGAAGCGGGCCTGTTCATATACGGCCATGATGCTGAAGCTGTTGAACCGCTTGCCCCAGTACCTGAAAGCGCCAAACGCAGTTCGTTCGCACCTGATGACCCGTTAAGGGCAAGGGCCGTCCCAGTCCACGTAGGTGAAGCGTCGGTGCCCGTGTTATACCCTAACGTTATGCTTGAAAAGTCTGCCATAGCGTGTTCCTTTGTGGAGGATGGATAGAGGTACGTCGAGAAAGAGGTGAGGCTGGTCAGTCAGTGGCAGTGACTGACCAGGTGAACGGGGATACAAGCGTGGGTTCGATGGTGCCATCAGGCCAGACATTGCCATAGAGGTTTGCCGGGCCAAACCCGACAATCCTGAACCGCATTCTGTACCAGACGCCTGCTGAGAGAGAGACAGACGCGGTTTTAATGATGGTCGTGCTTCCCAGCACCTTTTTCAGTAGGGTGAGTGTCGTTGTGTTGGCTTGGAAGCGGTAGAAATTATTGCTATCGACGTAGCGCAACTCGATGCCAGCGCTGATCGTCGAGGCAGAAAGCTGGAAACGAACTGTCCCGTCCTCGTCGGTGTAGGTGTTGCTTCCTAGCGCTTCATGCACATCGCCCGTCGTTTTCGTGATCGTGGCTTCGTTTCCTGAAATGGCATCGGTCCCTGTTCCTACCTTGGTATAGGTCTGCCCGTCAGCGGCGGTGCCAAAGCCTGTTTGGTTGGCACGCTGCATGTTGTCGATCCCCAGTGGTGCTGTGCTCCTGGTACCGCTAGACACGTAGCCACCCTGGACTGACCACTGGAGATTGCGGATATCAGGCATGACGGTAGGAGTCGTCGTTGAAAGCGTGACCTTGACGATGACGCTTTTGCCTGTCCCAGAAGACCCATTCGTGAGACCAGGGATGATACCACCACTCGTGCAAGTCTGATAGGTGCTTCCCCCATCGATGGAGGTTTGTACAGTGACCGTGCCGCCTGTCGAAAGCGAGGTATCCCAGGTGATCGTACTCGATGCAATCGTAGAGACGCTATTGATGGAGATCGAGGGCGCTGTCCAGGTGCCGGTGGTGGCTGCATCTATGCCAAAGTTGTCAAAGTACTGCCAGACGCCGCTGGAATAGACGTTGCGATTGCGCAAGCCAATGTATCCAGCCGCCGTAAAGGTGCCATCAGTCACGTTGATATACTGCGTCCCGTTCAGGTAAATGGTATGCGAGGAGCCTGAGACGACGGCTTTGAGGGTGTACCAGTTGCCGATGTTGGGCTGCGTCGTAAAGGTGTAACTACCGATGATCGTCGAGGAGCCTGCTGAACCATTAGTGCCGACACGCAGGGAGATACCCGCGTTGGTAAACTCTACGGCATAGGCATAGCTGTTGTCAGCGTTGACCCAGCCCGTTGTGCGATAGGTGAAGCTATGGATGAAGTTAGATGCTTCCAGGAAGACATCGACGACTACTGTGAAGTCGCTCCACGTGCCTGCAAAATCCAGGCGGGAGCGCACCTCGCTTGTCTTATCGCAGTGCAATCCATAGGTATTGGCGTATGACCCTGATGTGGGTACCTGGTCGGACGGCGTGCCATTGCCATAGTGTGTCTGGTTGCTTTTGTTCCCATCATTCCAGTTCCTTGACGATCCAATGGGTGAGATATCCCCACCGCTATTGGCCTGAACAGATGAGAGTGTTCCGGTGTTCCACTGGGCTACGCTATTGTAGGTCTTTGAGACCGACGAAGAACCGGGAAGCTCCAGGTCACCGTCGCCTACATTGTTAGTTGAGACAACATTGGTGAGTGTGCCCCTGGCAAAGTCAGCCTGGGTGGTGTCGTAACGCAGGCCGTAGTTGGCAACGACCCCTTCAGCGGAAAGCGTGTCATTCACCATGTCGATGACGATCTTGCCAGCGCTGGTGGGTTGCGTGTAGGCACGTTGCGTCGTGCGTTTGTCTGCCAGGTAGTGCTTGTCTATGCAGTCCAGTTGGTGGTTGATGCCACCTGTAGGATAGATCGGTGTTTCCTGGTCATCATAGAGGTAGCCACTGAACAGGATACCCAGGGTGGGATCGGTAATGACAATTTGCGCCCCAACGGTGAAGTGAAGCGTTCCAGTGTAGTCGATGATATTTACGGTGAAGCGCTTTCTCTCGTCTACCTGCCTGGTGATCCTAAATTGCGAGTCTTCCAGGAAGGTAACCTGGGAGCCGCCGATGGTCAATGTTGCACTCATCTACCTACTCCTTAGCCCCGTCTGAATGTGCAATTCACGCACCTGGTAGTTATTGACGGCCTGACCAATTACCCGGCTGTCAAGCAGGATATAGATCGTCTGCGTTGGGAGCGTGGGGCAAGTGCTTGTCGAAGAAGATGAGATCGTGGGTGGTGCGCCAGTCCAATAATGCGTGCTTGTCCCACGATGGTGGTGTGTTGATGCAGCGTGATGGTGATGCGTCGAGGCCGCATGGTGATGGTGCAGGCTGGCCGCATGATGGTGATGTGTTGATACAGCGTGGTGGTGGTGCGTCGAGGTAACCGCACTTTGCACCTTGGCTATATCTTGCGAAGAGAGTTGCGGCAGAATGGAATTGACCAGGTTTGCGATCTCTGTACGCCCTGCACGGCCCGGATGAGAACCAAGTTGCGCTAAGAGGGCGGCAAGTTGCTGTACAGCAGCTTCTACCTTTGGTGTGCCATCGATGAGGCCAGCGGCAAACATTTCAACCAGGGCCGGTGCCCACTTATTCGCATCTGACCCTGGCCCCTTCTTGGATGGGGAATGGAAACCTAAGAAATTCTTGACGGTGTTGGCAATATTGGAGGCAGTATGTTCGACAGATCCGATCATTGAATTGATGCCATCGACGAACCCCTGGATAAGGTTCTTGCCCCATTGGAC